TTTGATGAGCTTTTTTAACCATTATTTTTTCTTAGCAGTCTTAGCAGATCTTGTAAAGTCAGCTTTTGTAGGAGCACCCTTAGCACCTGGTTTACGCATCTTCTCCCCAGAGCCTGCTTTTATTCTTTTACGTTTTGCATGTATGTTTGCGTATAGTCCTGGTTTTTTTGGCATATTAACTCTCCGTACCTAATAGTCTTTTTCGTTTAACTTTTAAATCTGTATCTCTTAATCCTTGAGGTCCTGTCAGCATAGTTGATCTTCTAGATGTTTTACTTTTAGTTTTACTTTTAGATTGTATTTGTTGTGCAGGGCTAGGGCCTCCTACTGTTCCAGTTACTTTAAGATCTGGGTCTAAAGTGTTTAAACCTCTAACAAATGCCATAGGCATGTTGTCCTGCAGTTTCTTTGTCTCTGCTGGTGTATAATCTTTTAGGCTAGTCCCTGGCTTTAGTGCACCTTGTGCAATTAGTTGATCTACAGCTCTTTGCATTGCACCCATATTAACTCTCCGTACCTAATAGTTTTTTACGTGTTATTTCTTCTTCTTGTAATCCTGCGGCACCGGTCATAATTGTAGACTGTCTTCCTTTTTTAGCAGCATATGATTTTTTAACCTTAGCTTGTGCATCTGCAATTTGAGCTCCGGTTTCTGGTGCTGTCATCACTGGAGCTGTAGGAGCTGGTGGAGGTGATGGTATGCTTGGTGATCTAGGCAAAATACCTATTGATTGAAGTGGTTTTGTTACTATTCTTGTAACTGATCTTACTGCGCTACCCATTATTTACCTCCTTATTGTATGTATGGCCTGTCACTGTATATCCCATCTTTTCATAAAACTTCTTAGTTCTTTCAGGATTAATTCCAGTTGATGTTGCCGGGTTTAGTCTTTTTACGCCCTTTTTTGCAGCCCATGTTTCAAAATCTCTAAATAGTTTAACCGCAGCGGCCGACCCTCTTAATGTCTTATCGACGTAATATGTGAGGTCTGACGCATATAAGTCTTTACCAAAATAGTACTCTGTTATGAAGCCAATGAACACCCCTATTATCTGATTATTATGGACTGCTACCTGTACAAATTGGCTGTGGATACAGGTAAAGAGTAATTGTTTAAGTTTTTCTGGATCAAAATCAAGGTCTTTGAAATGTGATTCTTGGTGCATTTTATAACCAAGTTCTATAATTTCCTTGATATCACCAGGTTCAGCTGGTCGTGTTATCATGCGAGTATTGAATAGTCTCCGTCTGCCTGACGAGGTAGGTCCTTCATACGCTGGTCTTGTTTATTTCTCATACCAAGTGCTAGATACCTAAAAGCATCACAAGCATGACTTGTCCAGTCATGTAACGGTTTATCCTTAAACGTCTTGTTCTTTTCGTCAAAGTCTTTACGATATTGACGTAGTGCTTCGATAAGTAAGCTACACTTGTCTTCATCAAAGTAACAGCGTGGTAATATAGTCCTTGCAGCTTCAATACCATCATCTATCCTTAGATTCGGTGTTACTCTAAATCTGATACCAAGTTCACGGGCAGATTCTAATCGACTGCGTCCTGTACTCATTTCACGCACTTTAATGTCGTGTGGGGCGATGTGGTCCCCGTATACGTAATCTTTCTCTCTGAGTATCTTAGCGTAGTGTGCTAGACCTTCTCCTGAGTTTTCATAGTAGTCGATAATACGTATCTCATTATAGTGGTGCTGGAAGAAGATAATACTGGTCGAGTCTCCCATACCAAGGTCCCACGAGGTGTGGACATCGAGTAATGGATCATATGGTACTTTAGTAATACGTTGGTCTGCTAGGGCTTTTGCCATGAGGTTACCATAATATGAACCAACGAGAGGAGCATCAAATGAACAGTAAAATTCTTGTTGGATCATCTCTTCAGGCATACCAGATTCACGTTCATCTTCAATAGCGTCTAAAGACACTGCCTTTGTATCTTCGATACTCAGTACTTGACTAAACCACTTCTCATTCTTACGTGACATATCAAGTAGATCGTAACCGTGGTTACGGCCCCTAGCTGTATAGATAAATACGGCCCAGCCGTCGTTTTCAGCAAGTATCGGTCTAATATATTCCCAGGCCCTTGGGTCTTGGACCGAGTACTCAGAGAATATTACTCCGACTGGGTTGGCACCTATCAGTCTGTCAACGTTGTCGGTACCAACAACTTGGTAGATAGAGCCATTTTTCAGTGTTAACCTCATTTCCGTATTGTTCTTGCTTTCAACAAGTTGTTCTGGAAAGTGGTCAATAAACTTGCGACCGTCCCTGGTCATACCGTCCCACGCGATCTTTCGTCCTTGGTTATATGTGGGAAATAAATGCCAGTATAATCCTGGTCGTTTGAGGGCTGATACTACGCACCAGTTAATACTTGCTAAGTCTTTGCCAGCACGTCGATGCCATACGGCAACTGCACGTTTACCGCCGTCTTCTAAAAATTTCCAAAGTGGTAACTGATAGTGACGCGGTTTCCAATCATACGGAATCCTTATCTTCATCTAAATCAGCGTAGTTGACAACTTCTATTGTCACATCTCCTGTATTGTGCTGTTCTACGGCTTTACGTTTCGGTGCAATATACTGAGCTAATTCCTTAAAACACTGGAATTTAAGTTCAGGGCTTGTGGTAGGATCAGCACTGATCATGGCCATACCCTCAATAGGATCGACACCTAGATCATCTAGCTTTTCAGTTAACTCTCTAGAACGTTTATTAATCGCTCCTTTCGGTCTACCTGCACCTGGTCGTTTACCGCCTCTGTCTGTCATATAGGTATTTATAACATTTATTGCTTGTGTTGTACACATTTGTTATCGGATTATGTCTGATGGCAAAATGGCCCCGATAGAATTTCTGGGTTGGTGTTATGCCTATTCATTTGGTGCATTACGCCCCCCGGGGCCCTAATGTGGAATAAGCAAGTACGCAAATAGGAGGTGACTTATGTGGTATCACATAATGATCGTGGTAATCTGGACCATGATTGCAATCGTTGCAATACATGGATAATTAACAACAACACAGGAGACAACTGTGAAATATATATACAACGTGGATATTGATGGGGACGGCCAAATAAACGACCTTATTAAATTCCTCGATAAATATAACGGTACTTTTGAGGTTATACAAGCTACCGGCCCTGCCGGCGGCAACCCATACGTCAAATTTACCTTAAATAAACCAATGTCGACAGAAGATTTACAGATCTTCCAAATAGACTAAAAAAGAGTAACAGGACGACTAACGCCACATGGACGTGGCAACAACAGGAGATAACTATGCAACATCGTATATACGAAGGCATAGGTCCATACGACGGCAACGCGTACATCATCGAAGATGACGCGCACGCTGACGGATGTATCTTTGTCTGCGCACTTATGCATGATGGATGTGTCTCACATGACTGGTACGAGCTTGGTTGTGAGTTCTATGATGATATCATAGCTTACATGCCACACATGCGAGTCATTGGACACATGTGTACAAGACGTCTACGTGACTGCTTGTAACACAGGACGACTAACGCCACATGGACGTGGCACTAACACAGGAGACAACTATGGCAAAAGTAGTTATAGTCTTTCGTAGCACATGCACGTTAGACATACCTGCCGACGCTGAGTATCTACGTGAGCTTGACAGCGATGCGCTCATGACATGGGTTCGTGAATCCCATGATCTAAGTGCGCATGAGGCTGAAGAGACTTATGTGGATGATGTGACGGTAGAAGAGTAACAGGATGTATGTCAGCCACATGGACGTGGCAACGATTTATATGTAATAGGTAACAGGCATGCAAGCCAGGAGGTACGCCTATGCACTAGGTAACTGACAATTAGAACTTGTACAACATGAAACCGCTTCGGCGTAACGGCTATAGGCCGGCCGAGAAGGGCGCGCGAAGAGGTGTAGGCCGCGGGTACGCGGGTACATGAAGACAGAGCCACGAGCTCCCAGAGAAGGGCGAAAAATAAGGGCGCCCGAAGCGGGAAAAAACTGTATATAAATCAATAACTTAGGGCCCTGCTACCATAATCAAAAGCCATTGCCCTAGTCCGTTAAAAAGTGTATATAAATCAATCACTTAGGACCCTTGCCCTCTGTTTATTGCCCTCAATCCAAGGCGCCTGCGCCCGATAAAATATGATATTTAATCATTTTCTGAAGCTGTAAAAAATATGCTCTGATGTGCATCTTTTTGTGTACAACCGTAATAATCCGTCATACAATAAACTATCAGCTCAATTAAGAGTTGTGTAGAAAGGAGAAAATTATGGAAACTAAAATCGTAAAACCATCTGTAGCAGCAATTAATGCTATCAAAGCTGCAGCACCGGTTGCAAAACCAGTAAAACAGAAAAAAGTTAAAATGTTTACGCTTAATGATTATCAGAAAATCGATAAGTGGGACAGAGCACTACCGCCGCAAGCTAAAGCAATTGTTACCAAGCTTAATAATTACGGCATTAAGCTAGGC